GAGTTGGGGCTGCCGGCGCGTGGCTTGAACGTGTCGGAGCGCGCGGTGGCGAAGCAGACGTATTTGAACCTGCGCGCTGAGCTGTGGTTTAAGTGCAAGTCGTGGCTCGAGGGCATGGACGTGTCGCTGCCCAAGGATGACGCGCTGTATGCGGAGCTGGCGGGCCCGAGGTATATGTTCACGTCGTCGGGCAAGATACAGGTGGAGAGCAAAGAGAGCATGAAAAAGCGCGGCATCCGTTCCCCGGACCGCGCTGATGCTCTGTGCTTGGCTCTGGCCAATGACCACACGACGATGGCGTTTGGTACTGCCTCAGCGGGGTCGTGGTCGAAGCCGCTGAAGCGTAATATTCGTGGGGTGGTTTAGGAGTTCTCGACCTGATCGACGAGCATCTGGCCATTCTCGACCCACTGCTCGAGCGTGAGGTCTTTGAGGCGCGGAAAGTCGACATCGAGGAACGCCACGACTTGGTCTTTAAGTCTCCCGGTGGTTAAGTAGTAGAGTGTCAGGTTTGTGCCCGGCTCTTTAAGGTACACGAAACGCCATGACGCTTTCAGATATGCCGGCGCCCCCTTTGCTGGGTTTTTACTCTTGACCCTCATCATCATGAGGTTTGGGCACCCGATTGCGTCGAGTATGAGCTCGCGCGTGAGGCGCTTTGGTTTCATCGCCCACTTGATCGGCCCCGCCATTCTGGGCGGTGACTGCGGGTATTCTGCGCCCGCAGCCCGCTCGCGCTCGATGTAGCGCCTGACGTTAATCTTGGCGATCTCGCGCTCGCCGTAGGGTATCTGGTATGATAACCCCCTAGCGATCTCAAGCGCCTCCTTTGACGCCTCTTCGGTCTCTGCGGTGATTGCGAGATACAGGCCCAGCTCGACGACTTCCCGCGTGTTTTTTGGTGTGTTGTTGTGCATTTTATTCTCCCTTCCAGTTTGACTTTGCGATGGTGACTGCGGCGAAGACCTGCGCGCTGTCTGGTTTGGCGCCCAGCGTCTCCTCGGCGTATTGCCGCGCCGCTGCGTATGCCTCGGGCCAGTGCCCGGTGTCGGTGTACGCGCCCAGCGCGGCCTGCGCCATTTCGTTTATTTCGCTTTTGTGCATGTAGCGGCGATATAACATTTCAGTTCTCCTCATGGTCGGATTTTTTTCAAGTTGGCGGGGAGCCGGAGCTGCCCGTGTTGACTTAGGCGTGCGGCTTCTTTTCAACCGATCCAATTACGCCAGTTTTATCTGAAACGTATATTGTCGCACCTCTGCGTTTTGTTTTGATCGACCCATAGACGGGCATGGAAAGCCTGATCCCAGAGTTGAGATCCTTGGCGCTTGCCGTTACAGTTGTGCACTTGTCTCTTGATGTAAAAACTAGCATGTCCATTTTCCTTTGTTTCTGTCTATACTGTTAACCTAATGTTAACATCTACCCATTGCAAGCCCTAAAATGCAAAAAACTGGCCTCCCCCACAATTTTTTGTTATCATGCCCTTGTTAGCGGCTACCTCCCACCCGGTCGCTGAGCTTTTGGCTCCCCCGCGCGTCCATCCTCCCATGAGCGCGCGGGGTTACGTTAAAAGTGGTTTGCGTGTATTATGTGGGGAAGGCTGACGAGAGGACGGGGTCACATGGATTTCAAAACAAGTTGGGGAATGCTGACCGGCAAAATCCCGAAGAGTGAAGAATACCATCAAATGACCGCCAAGACGCAGGCGCATCAAGTGGCATCGGTGCACGACAAACCCGGCGGACACATCTACAACGCCATGTACCAGAACGCGTACAACAACTCTCTGGCGAACAACATGCCCAACACGGCCGCCCAGAACAACGGATCCGGCGACCGTCCGCGCAGCTCGTTCCGCAATCCACAGGCCGGCCTTTTAGCCAGCTTCTTTGGCGGAGGCAGCCGCCTCGGCGACCAGCCCATGACGCCTGAGCGCTTTTTAACGAATTTTATCCCCGGCGTTGGAATACTCCGAGCCTTTCAGCGCGCAACTGGCGACCAGCCATACACAATGCACACCCAGAGCGGCGTTGGCCCCGGCACCTACCAACCCAAGGCGCCCGCGCCACAGCAGCAGCCACAGCAGCCGCAGTCTGGCGCTCAAACTCCACCCGTCCAGACGTCACCGCTCCTCGGCTACGGCTTTGAGGAAGACAAATTTGGCTTCGACCCAAGGGTGCCGCGAGCCACGCTGGATGATTTAGACATCGTCCTAAATCCCGGATATTCGCAAATTGCTGACGGTCAATACGTCCCGTCGTACAATCCATTTGAGGCGTCAACGGCGGCACAGGCCCAGCTCGCGCCGGACGCCGCAGACTTGACACTAGAGCAGTGGCTGCAAACTGAGCAGGGCAGCCAATACAACAGCCCCGACATACCGCGGGATCTTGTCCGCCGCATGTTTGAGGTCTCAAAGCGACTAAACGCAGGGAAATTCTAATGCCGGGATCTGACTTTAGAAATTTGATGGCACAGAGCGAGAGCAGCGGAAACTATGGCATCTTGACCGACGCAGGCTCCGGCCGCACGGTCGCGGGAGCTTATCAGTTCGGAGACCCCCGGCTGCAAGACTTTATGGATGACACCGGCACCAAGTTCACCCGCGAAGAGTTTTTGGCGGATCCCAATTTGCAAGAGGAAGTCATGTCTTGGCACGAGCAGGACATTGTCGACTATGCGATTGACAATGCCCTCGACCAATACATTGGCCAAGAGGTCGGCGGCGTGCCGGTGGATATGTCGGCAATGGTCGGCATGGCTCACTTGGGTGGTCGCAAGGGAATGCGAAATTTTCTCGAGAGCGGCGGCAAGGTGAACAAGAAAGACAAGTTCGGCACATATATCTCGGACTACGGTAAAAAGTTTTCCGGCCAGAGCCTGTATAGCGAAACCCCAATGCGCCCACGCGCCCGCCCACAAGGTCTGCTGGCGCCAGCCCCAGCGGCGCCTATGCGCCCAAGAATGCGCCCCAAAGGATTACTCGGCTAATGGATCTACGCTACTACGTCCCACCAGAATTACGCGGCGCCTACGACATGGCAGAAGTCGCCGGCGGCGGCATCAGCAGCTTGCTGAAATCTTTCCAGAGCGACCCATTCGGCACGAATAAGGCGATAGGGCGCGGCATGATTGAGGGCGCAGTTGACGTCGCCACCGACCCAAGGGGCACGGCTGAAGACTTCGCCGGGACAGTTGGCCGGGGCTTGACTTATACCGCAGCCGACAAGTTGGCGGATATGTTTGGCATCGAGCCGCGTGACGCGTCACCGGATCAACTCCGGGCAGCCAATAAGGCGCTGGCGGAAGATCGCTGGGCGCCTCTCTCTCTGGTTCCGGGTGTCGGTCCAGGCGCTAAGGCACTGACATCAGGCGCTAAAATGGCCAGTCGCTTAGAGGTTGATCCGAATGCGATGGGCTCACTGCTCGGTAATGTCCGGCTACGGCCAGAGGCTGGTGAGAGATTTGAGGTTAAGGGGTCTGACTTTTTCCCGGAGGCTAGAGTGGGTGGCAGCGGGAAGGATCCGGCGCTCTACACTCCATTTTCGGGTATAAAATCTGCCACACCTCCTGCTCTTTGGACTGCTGCTGGGGAAAGGCAAGGAAACCTGCTGGATGCAGTTATACTCGACCCATCTGATTTTAAAAATAAAAGGCTGTATTTCGCTACTGGCGACCGCACAACCAACCAAGACCTTGTGCAAGAGATCAACGACTACCTTTTGCGTAATGGTGGACAAGCAACGTATGGCGGCCCGCGTTATATGGATCAAATCAATAGAGGGGTTTGGGCCTCTGAGTTTAACCCAATGAAGGCAAAGTCTAATGCGTGGAAGAGGGCTGCCGCAAGAGACGAGGATTACTTAGCGGCATATATGCCAATGGGTGAAAGGTCTGGAGATTTTTCAAAACATATGTCTGACGTTTACGGCGGCATGATCCAAACTTCATCAAATCGCGCGCCGTGGAAAAGAAACGTAAGGTCTATTGACGAGGAAATTGCGAAAAAATTTCCATCTCTTAAAGATCGCCCGAGCTTCGGGTCTCCAGCGTTTCCCGAGTGGCTTTCTAGCCAAAAAGGCGGCGTTAGAGCGTCTTTGATTAAATTCTTCGATAGCAGTAAAATGCAGAAACTTGGCTTGCCAGAAGTTGGCCCAGCGCGCTTTGCTATTACCGAGCCCGACCTGATGCTCTCAGATACGGCGAGTATAGGGTATCGCTTTGGCACCCCAAAGCGTGGTGCATCGTCAGAAAGAACAGAGTTGCACCCATCCTACAACGCGGAAGTGGCTATGGAGCCGGGTACACAAAGTTCGACCCTTGGGTTTGACCTGCCGTGGCTTATTGGCGCGAGGGACAGCGCTTTGCCAAAAGCGGCCGATCTTGCCCGGAAAACTGGCAAGCTCGACCTGCTCGCAAAACCAAAGGATGTAAAGTCTTACATGGGCAACCCAAACATCAATCAGCTTGTCGACGATCAGTGGGTGGATGAAGCCAGTCTTTACAGAGAAATATTAAACTCTAAAGGCAAAGCCGGAGCCGACGATTATGTCATGAGCCTCTTGAAATCATATATGGCTAAGTGATGATGTCTTTAACTTCCTTCACCACCTCGTCTATCATCTCGACGACTTCCTCTGGTAAATCTTCTTGGCTTTCCCAGAGCATCATCGCCACTGCCTCTACGCTGCGCCGGATGGCTTCTAATTCGCTTTCCATATGCATACTCTCCCATTTAGTGCATAATATAAAGCACAATGTTAACACGAGCACATCAGCTTTGCAAGAAGGGCCACAAGATGGACTATAAAATGGATAAAATGGCCTCCGAGCTTGAGGCGATGTTGAACCCGGAAGCCATGGACGAAGTTGAGTTGCAGGGCATCGTCTCTCGCGAGATCGAGGACGCCATAGACTACATCGACAACTATGTCAGCCCGGATCGCGCCTTGGCGACCAAATACTACCGCGGCGAGCCCTTCGGCAACGAGGAAGAGGGCCGCAGCCAAGTCGTCAGCATGGACGTACGGGATACCGTACAGGCCATCATGCCGTCACTGATGCGCGTGTTCCACGGATCCGACGAGAGCGTGTCATATATCCCGACTGGCCCCGAGGACGTCGAGAACGCGCAGCAGGCGACGGACTACGCAAATTTCGTGATGAACCGCGACAACAACGGCTTTCTGGTCATGCACAGCGCGTTCAAGGATGCACTGATCCGCAAGGTCGGCATCATCAAGTGCTTTTGGGAAGACAAGACCGAGGTCGAGACTTTCCACATGACTGGCCTCGACGACGCCGCTCTGGCAGCAATTGCCGCCGACCCAGCCGCAGAGATCACCGTGCAGTCGTCTGAGACTGTCGGCGAGCCCCAGATCGACCCCATGACCGGCGAGTTTATCATGCCGCCAATGGTGCACGACGTCACAGTCGAATATGTGCGCCCAGACGGCCGAGTGCAGATCGAGGCGGTCCCGCCGGAAGAGTTTCTAATCTCTCGCGAGGCCAAGTCGATCTCTGAGGCGTCATACGTCGGCCACCGCCGCATCATCACAGTCTCCGAGCTGGTGTCGATGGGTTACGCCGAAGAGGACGTTGAAAATCTGGCGTCGGCCCACGATGACATGAACATGAACGTCGAGCGCCGCACACGCAACCCGGCCCTGACGAATGAGATGAACGCGCGTAACGACGAGGCGATGCGCAAGGTGGCTTACACCGAAAGCTACATCCGAGTGGACTATGACGGCGACGGCGTCGCTGAGCTGCGCAAGATCTGCACCGCCGGCGACGGAAACAAAGTTCTGCGCAATGAGGCAATCGACATGGCGCCGTTCTGCTCATTCTGCCCAGAGCCAGAGGCGCACGACTTCTTCGGGTTATCCGTTGCAGACGTGGTCATGGATATTCAGCGCATCAAGTCAAACGTCATGCGCAACACGCTCGACAGCTTGGCGATGTCGATCCACCCGCGTATTGCTGTGACCGAGGGCATGGTCAACTTGGATGACGCAATGTCGACAGAGGTCGGCTCGATCATTCGCCAGCGTTCCGCCGGCCAGATCCAAGTCTTGTCTATGCCATTCGTCGGTCAGCAGGCGTTCCCAGTCCTGCAATACATGGATGAGGTCAAGGAGGCCCGCACAGGCGTTTCTAAGGCGTCTATGGGCTTGGATGCCGCAGCACTCCAGAGCAGCACTGCCGGCGCTGTCAACGCCACTGTAGCGGCCGCACAGCAGCACATAGAGTTGATCGCCCGGATCTTTGCAGAGACTGGCATGAAAGACTTATTCAAGATCATCTTGAAGCTAATCACCACGCACCAAGACCAGCCGCGCATGGTTCGCCTGCGCAATAAGTTCGTGCAGATCGATCCGCGCGCTTGGGACGCCACGATGGACGTCTCAGTGA